GACGGGCGCGATGATGTCGTGAAGTTTGATGTCCACAGCCCGGACCTGCACGCGCTCCACCAGAAGATCCGAAGCGGCTGCGACACCACGGTCACGTTCCCGGATTACCGCCCGCATGTGACGGTGGCCTACGTGAAGGCTGGCCAGGGCGCGAAGTTCGCCGGAAACGATTCCCTGATCGGCACGGAGCATTCCGTGGACGAGATCACCTTCTCGGACGCGCGCGGGCGGCGCTTCGTGATCCCCTTGAAAGGAGACGCCATGCCACAGCCAGCCCATGTTCACTTCAAGGTGGGCGATATTTCGCTTCCCATCGCGCCGCGCGATCATCCCTGGGACGCCGGGGCGGCGGCAAAGCGCGTCCGGGACCACACGGGCTCCGACAAGGAGCCGACAGGCAACTTCGGCAAGGCGTTCCTTGCCTGCGCGGGCGACCCCAAGCTCTTCACCAGCTACAAGCTGCCGATTGCCGATATCGTGGGCGGGAAGCTCACGATCATCCCGCACGGGGCCTTCAACGCCGCCGCCCGCCTGAAGCAGACCGATCTCCCGGCGGCGTCCCGGAAATCCGCCGAAGAGGACCTTGAGAAGATCTACAAGCGCATGGCGGATCAGTTCCATGATCCCGAGATCGTCGCGCCGTGGCTGCCGGACGATGACGGAGACGACGATTCGGCGGTGATGCCGAAAGGCTACACCGGAAAGAGGAAGGCCAAGATGGCGGCATTCAGCCTCACTGCAAATCAAGGAAGCCGGTTCGAGGACGGCGATTACGTCTACTATCCGAACTCCTTCCTGTTCGAAGTCGGTGATTATCCCGATAAGAAGTTCTCGCTGAACACGGCCGAGATGAACCAGGCCGTTCAGGACTTCGCGCCGGTGCCGATCGACCTGGAGCATGTCCCCACGATGCTCGACGGGAAGCTGGGCGACGTCATCGACGCCCGGACCGATGGCAAGAAGCTCTTCGGCACCGTCAAGATCCCGAAGTGGCTGGACAGCCAGCTCCCCGAGGACAAGCCCGTCTCGTGCGAATGGGACCGGACCTCGAAGAAGCTCACGGGGCTCGCCCTCGTTGAGCATCCGCGCATCACCGGGGCCGCGCTCATGGCGGCCTTCAACGCCGCCGAGGCGGCCGGGTTCAAATCCGGGCAGTCCGGCGGTCCACCCACGACTCAAGGGAAGGTCCTTATGGGCGACACCAGCGGCTACTACAGCAATCCGCACCAGGTCGTACACGACTTCGCGTGCAGCCAGGGGGCGCACTGCCCCGGAAAATCGATGTTCGGTACGCCCCGGGAAGTCGAGGGGCGGGCCGACTTCATCACTCCCGAACTCTTGCGGGAGATCCAGAAGCATCACGATAACGCGGCCAAAATGGGCGCGGACTGCGATGCGTACATGAGCAAACTCGCCATTGGGCACCCGCTCGCTCATCAAGCTTCGATGACGAGCCTGCCCGCGATGATGTCGGCCGACAGGTCCGGCAAGGAGAAAAAAATGAATGTGTGGCAGACAATCGCCGCAAAGTTCAAGAAGCTGCCGGACGACGCGACGGAAGAGCAGGTCGTAGCCGTCTTCGCGGAAGCGACCAAGGAAGCCGATGCAGGGGCGACCACGACCGGTGGTGGTCTCAGTGAGGCCGACAAGGCCGAGTTCAGTTCACTGAAAGTCGAACTCGCAAAACTTCGGGAAGAGAATGTCGCGCTCAAAACCGACTTTTCCGCCGAGCAGACGAAGCAGGCCGAGCAGGCGAAAGCGGCGCATTTCGCGCAGAACAGCGCCTGGATCAAGTCCATGGCGGATGAGTTCCGCATCACCTCGCACGAGGCGGAATCGCTGACGAAGAAGCTTGGGGAAGTGGAACCGGCGTTCTTCGACGCCCACATCCGGCCTCTGTACCAGGACCGGGAGCCCATCGCGGCGCTCGTGGGCTTCCAGTCCACACGAGTTCCGCGCGGCACCCAAAACGGTGCCGATGACGCGGAGATCATCACCTTCGCGCGGGACCGCGCCAAGAAGGACAACATCACGTTCGGTAAGGCGCTCGAAATCGTTTCGCGCGAGCATCCCGATAAGGCGGCGGCGTACCGCGCCAGCGCGCCGGTGGCAGGAGGAAAATAATGGCCTATCAGCATACCGGCCGACGCCGGACATTCACGGTTGACGGAGCGCCCACCACGCCCGTCGGCGCGAACCTGATCGTCATCGTTTCGACGGTGAACCAGGGAGCCGTGGCGCTCTCGACCGCGAACGCCCAGCCGTTCGCCGGTGTCACCGGCGAACCCTCGGACTCGGACGGCAACGTCGCGGTCCAGATCGATGATATCTGCCAGATCATCGCGGGCGCAACCATCACGGCAGGCCAGCAAGTCGCCTCGAACGCCATCGGGCAGGCTGTCCCGATCGTGCCCAATACCACGGGGGCGATCGTGGCCCAGGTGGTCGGGACGGCGGTGACGAACGCCACGTCGGGCAATCTGGTGGACGTACTGATCAACCCGGAACTGACCCGGCTGTAAAAGGAGGGCATGATGCCTGCGCTGACAAGTCTCCACATCGATCGCGCTCTCACCGAGGTCTCGATCGCCTACATGAACGACTCCCTGATTGCGGATGTCGTGGCCCCGCCGCTGCCGGTGGACGTGCGCTCCAACAAGTACTTCGTGTACGACCGGGCGACGTTCCTCTCGACCAGCGGACTGGACGCCAATAACCGGCCCCGGTCCATCCGGCGGCCAAAAACCGAAGCGGCCGAGATCGACTTCACGCTCTCCACGGACTCCTACTACACGGAGGAGTTCGCCCTGCGCGATCTCGTGACGGACGCGGAAATCGCCATCGCGGACAGCCCGCTGCAGCCCGACATCGACGCCACCTATCTCGTGACCGAGCGCATCAAACTCGACTACGAGAAGTTCACGGCGACCATCGTCGGGACGCGCTCCGGGTATGCGAGCGGCTACACGGCCCAGCTCACCACCGGCAGCACGGGAACCTCCTGGCTCTCGTACGCCTCCGCGAACTCCCATCCGTTCTCGAACATCCGGGACGGGCGCATCGCGGTCCGCAAGGGTGTCTACCGGGAAGCGAACTACATTCTGCTCACCCTGGACAGCGCCCTCACGCTCGCCGACCACCCGGACTACAAGGACCTGTATAAGTTCACCAACCCGGAGGGACTGAGCGAAAGCGGTCTGGTGCGCAACCTTCGCGGCTGTACGGTCCTGGAAGGGAACCAGCAGTACAACACGGCGGCGGAAGGCGCGGCCGTGACGACGAACAACATGTGGGTGGACGACCAGGGGCAGGCGCTCGCGGTCGTGTTCTACCGCAGCGTCGGCGTCGGCCCGCGCACCGTCCACGGCTTCCGCACCTTCGAGGCTCCGGACGACACCACGGGCGTGCGCGGCTTCCAGGTGCGCCGGTACCGCAACGAGGACCGCAAGGGCCAGTTCATCGAGGCATCTTGCATGAGGACTGCCAAGGCCGTCGCGGTCGATGCCCCGTCCACCGGCAAGATCGTCGGTGCTTACCTGATCAGCGGAACCTCCATCTAAGTTCCATTGGACTAGGAACTCCGTGCTTCACTAGGGAGGCTGTGTGGCGATTGCTGCGTCAGCCTCCCTGATACTTTGACCAGTTGAAATCTCTGCTCGCGAGGCCATGTATGTTCGAGACAAAAGAGACCGTCAAGGGTTACTGCATCATCGTCTGGTACAAAACGGGCGATGACACCCCGATCCCGCTGATGGTGGACGGAAAACTCGTGGTCTGCGACCATCTGGTGATCGCGCAGGACATCTGTTCTGTGCTCTGCGGCGATGACCGCTGGATGATCGCGCAGGGGGACGACAAGGCGTTCTACATGCCGATTATGCCGGACCGGATCAGCCGCGCGGAGATCTACCAGCCTTACGATCCCTATAACGTACCCGTCGGCTTTTTCCCCGGCATCCATTCCGAGATGAAGCACGATCCCAAGCACACGCTCTGGCGGTACCACATCTCCAGTTGGCACGCATTCTTCGATGCCGGACAGTTCCGCACCCGGGGCGGCAACATCGAGAACCTTGCGACCGGCCGGCAGACGCCGACGATCCAGGACACCACGAAGGTAACGGTCATTCCTGGCGTTGCCGAATCCCGGACCGGATAGGAGGCGCGCGATGACTGCCATCTACACCTACGATTTGACCACGACCACTGGACAGACCCGTCTCCATCTCGCCGATACCGACGTGGACGACCTGACGGATGACGGGCAAAACACCGCGACGTTCACCGATGCCGAGATTCAGTATTTCCTCGGGATCGCGGGCAACACGCCG